TATAGCATCTGTCATTTTAATATTAGAATCAGTAAACCTTGTTGCTATTCTTTCTAGGTGTCCATTTTTTCTTTCGTAAAACTCCATCATTAGAGCTTGTTGAGATTCTTGATGTTCCAGTAACGCTTCTTCTCTTCTCGCATTAGAAGATATTGTATATTTAATAAGAGCAAAAAAACCTCCTAAAATTGCTACGCCACCTATTATTATTTCTATTAGAAGTTCTGATTCCATAATATTTTATGTTACGGTGTCAATTGACTTTACATTTGCAATTGCAACACTATTAATGGTTTTAATATTAGCTTTAGATACTGTGTCTAAAGTTTTTAAGTTTGCAGGTCCTACTATTGTTTCTTCATAGGGAAGTCCTTTTCCATCATTGTACAATTCAGTTACTTCGCTTGAAGTTAATTCTCTCTCCCATATACCAAAGAATTTCATAAGACCATCAAGTCCTTCTCCACCTGTCTGCGACATTACAAAGGCAGTAGAACTTGCTCCTATTGCTGATGCGGCAGTAGTATTTTGTGTACTATCTGCAAGACTACCATTTTTATAAAACTTAGTATCAGGACCACCAGTTGGGTCACAAGTTACAACCCAATGGGCTAAAGATGTCCCTGCGGCACTATCAGTATATGCTTCACTTTTAGCATTGTTGTCCTCAATCATTATCTTGAGTGGTCCTGAACCACCAAGTTCAAAAACATAACCATTAGTTCCATCATTCTTTTTTGCGACTAATTGTGAAGCATTATCATCAAAATCTGCCCAGAAAGAAATGGAAATATCTCCTGTGATATTAAGATTGGCTTTGTCGCCATCAGTACCTAACCACTCATCATTTGACCTCACAAAATCAGCACCAACCCCATTTCCAACACCAGTCATAGCTCCACTACCTACACTATTATTATCTTCAAGTTCATAATCATTAGTATAAGAATCTTCTCTATTTCCACCCGCTTCTTCCATATCCCAATAAGAGATAAGGCTATTTTTTAATGTTGAACTTGTCTTAATATCTGCCATATTCTTAAATGATTATAGTTTTTATGCTATTCTAATGTTATATGGTCTGAACTAGGGTTGAAGTAAATCACGTCTGCTGATACCGCAAATCCCACTACTCTTACAACTGCGTCTGTTGCTGTAGGTTTTGTTGCTGTAATTGCACCTGCTGTAGCGTCATCAACGTACAAAGTTGCACCTACAGTCCAATTCCAACTATCATCTCTAACAAAGCTCCCGGCTAGAGCTACTTTCATAACTTGTCCATCAGTCTTGGTCTCTAATGACAGGGCTAACATAACTGTACCTGCAGTTCCTACCACATCTGCATCTGATTTCCACCATTCGCCATCTGACTTGAAATAAAGCAAATCCATAACTGTAATGTTTTCTCCTGCGGCAAAAGTACTTGTTACTGGACCTGTTGCTGTGTGGTCTGCATCTGGTGTTGCATCTAATGCTATCTGTCCTGCACTTACTGTTCCTGTAGTAGTTATGCTAGAAGCACCATTATCAATACTTCCAAAGTTTGAAGTAATAGACCCAGAATCAAGTGCGCCAACAGTTGTAAGTGAAGAAGTAACAATATTTGCTCCAAGGGTTGTTGCATTAAGAACTGAAACATTATTGATTTGAAAATCATTTCCTGTTACTAAATCAATTCCATCAGCATCTATTGTAGAACCATCAGTTACTGTAATGCTTGTTGTAAATGTTGGTGAAGTTCCAAAAACAAGAACACCAGTACCTGTTTCATTTGAAATAACACCTCTAAGTTCGGCTGATGTTGTAGAAGCAAATTGGTCTAAACCATTTGAGGTTAAAGCATCTCCTGCCCCTTTTGCATCTAATTGAGTTTGAACTGCAGAAGATAGCCCTTTAACATAAGTAAGCTCTGTAAGCGAAGGATAAGTTGCTACCGCTGCAGAAGAAATAAATCCACTAGCATCTGAAATAACAATCTCACTAGCTGTAAGAGCCGCTAATTTATTTACAGCAATTGCTGCTGATGCTTTAATACTAGCATTAGCAATATTCGTGATACTGTTACCAGTACCATCCTGATCAATACTTTTATTTGTAAGTGTGTCAGTTGTAGCTTTACCTATAAGAGTATCTGTAGCTGCCGGAAGTGTAAGTGTTGTACTTCCAGCTTCTGCTGTAGCTGCTACTGCTGTTGTTCCTGATGTAGCACCACTAAAAGTTACACCCTCTGTTCCGGCAATTACACCAGTAGTATCTGCTATTGTAACAACACTATTTTGAATAAGTTTCCCAGTAGTAGTATCAAATCTCGCTATAGCATTATTTGTAGCAGAACTTGGTCCTACCACATCTCCTGATCCACTAGCACTATTTGTTAGCAATCGTCCAGTTGCTGAATCTACTGTAAAAGGTAAGGTAACAGTAGAATCTGCACTTGATATTCCAAGGGCTACTGTTACATGATTACCATCTCTAATTGCATCTGTCATAATAATATTTTAACTTGTACCTACTAATATTCCTCCTGTTGAAGGATTTGCAAAAACTGGTATTGGATTTCCACTCACAGAATCAACCGCCATCAAAGTAGCTCTATGATTTTCATCTCTTGCTGCATTCATAGCAGCTGTTGAAACTGTATTTACTCTATCAATATTTATACCACTATTAGAAGAATTAATTACTATAGGAACTAAAGTAGTTCCATCAACATATGATAATCCAAGTAATACTGGTATGTGATTGTTATCTCTAATTGCGTCTGTCATATTATGCGGCTACTATTTTACCTGTTGAATTTAATGGTCGCCAAATAGCATAGTAAGTAATTACTCCTGCTGTAATATTAGCTGTAGCAACAGTTTGAATAATATCTTGTCCTGATGGAATGATAAAAGCACTTGGTAATGTTTCTACTAAAGCTGGAGTTGCATCTTTCCATACTTCATCTGCATCAATATTTGTGGCTGTTGTTTGAGCAAGTAATAAAGCTGTTCCTGACGATACTCCTACCTCAACAGTTGCACTTGCTCCAGTTAAAAGAGTTGTGCATACTCCAAAAACATGTACTAAAACATCCCCAGTTACTGTGAATAGAGTTGCTGGATTTCCACTTCCATTATAATCACCTGGGTCATTTTCAGTAGCACCATCAAATGTCATAGTTTTAGTTACAACAAGTCCATCCATTGTGATTGGAACATTATTTGCGTCTCTTATAAATGCTTCTGATACTTTTGTCATATTATTTTTGTTTAGCTTTTAATTCAGTAAAACCATCTTTTAATAATTTTTGTCTATCTTTCAAAAGTCTAAATCCATCTCTAATTTCTTTTCTGTCTCTATTTAATTGTTTCTTATCTTCTCGTATATGAATCTGGTCTAATTTAATCCTTTTTCGTAATTCGTTAAAAGATTTAAAATGTTCTTTAACATCATTATCCGCTTCTTTCATCTTTTCATTAAAGTCCTTAAAGAGAGTTGTAATGGTAGAAGCAATTTTATTTAATTCATTGGCATATGCCTGTAACTCCTGATTATATCCAGAGAGTTCTTTATGATTTGTGTTAATTTCTTCTAACACATCACAACTCTCTTTAAAAACTTTAAATACTCTTTCTTCAGCCTCAACCTCCCGGGTAATCATGTACGCTTCAGTTGTTTCTTTTAATTTTTTAAGTGTTGCACGACCATTAGAAAGATTAGTTTGCATATCAACAAGTTCTTTCATGGTGTCAAACTTTTCTTGATCTAATATTTTTGTTTCCATAAGCCGAGTGTGATTTTGACATCACGCATCTTCGTTATGCTACTCATAAATAACTCGGCTGCCTATCTACTGTACTGTCAAAAGTTCGGTAAGTTTAGCCTTACCCAATCGTGCATCAAAAGAAATTCCTTTTTCTTTTAATGCTGCGATAACTTCTGCTTTGTCTTGATAGACAATTGCCGAATTGGTTTCGTCCACCGGCACAATTCCAGACGTATCTGTGTTTCCATCAGATTCTCCTTCATCTGGATTAGCGACTACCTTATTAAGTTCTTCCACTCTTTTGATCATTCTATCTGCCTCTGAAAGAGATTCTTGAGGTTCCTCCTCATAAACTTCAGTCATAATCTCTAACTTCAGTTTCTCAATAATAGAATCATCCCAAAGTGGACGATCTGACCCCCTTCCGTCTATTTCTTTTGAATTACGGAGAGGAGCTTTTTTAATCATTATTTGCCTAGCAAGGTGCATAGCAAGATGATTACCCACAGTAAGTGGGACTAATAAAGAACCACCTGCAGGCACGAAGAAGTCACGTCCATTAAAACGTGCGCCTAACTTACCGGTGAAATCAAAGTCCGTGATATTTGTTATCCGAACTATTTTATAATCACTCTCATTCATGTTATTGAACATTAATGAATTAATAATCCTTTTAGCTTCGCCTTTCCAAAAGGGCAGTTAAATACTGCACCCTACTCCCAATTGAAATTAGGAGTAGAAGCAGGATTCAACCTACCGGATGAATACTCTACATAATGCGTTTTGATCAACACCTGCATTTGCTACTAGACAAATACCAAGATTCTGCTCATCAAATGGACCTTTTGCCGTTGTTGCTTTAACGACTTGTCCAGTTGTGTCATCACCTGTAACGAATCCTTTTCCAACAACAAGCACTTCACCAGCTGCTACCGCACCATCACCTTCTGTAAGCAACCATCCATAAGAAGAAGCTGCAATAGCGACTTGTGCAACACCAACCGCACTCTGAACTTTAGATGTAATAGCTGATTTATCAACTTCAGCCATTGTACGAAGTGTAATATCAGAATCAGCTACAGAAAGAGCTGTTGCTAATGCTGTTTCTGGATAAAGTTCCAGTGTATCTGTGGTGTTAGTCTTAACTTTGAAAGTTTGACCAACACCAGTTCCATCATCTACAACACCAATTGCATCCGCAAATTGTCCAACAGTCCATCCAGCCGAAGCCTTAGTAATGTAAACAATTCGTGAAAGTGCATCTGTGCTTGAAGAACAAGTATCAACTGCTGTAACAGCATCTGGTACTGCAACTGATCCTAATGCTAAAGCAGTATTCGCCTTAACATATACCCATTCACGTCCATCAGGAGTAGAAGATCTTTGCCCAATCGCAACTTGAGGTGAAGTCTCTGTTCCATAAACGTCTTGAAATGTTATTTGGTTCATAAATTTATTTTCAGCCTTTGGTTCTTAACCTCCGGCTATTCTGGGTAAACACCCATTAGTTAATAACTACTAAGCAGGATATATTTTTTCTTGTGAAGTTTCTTCTTCACTAGAATCTTCTGGTCCTACTTCTTCTTCAGAAGATTCTTCTACTGCTTCTTCAGTAACTTCTTCTACTGTGTCGGCAATTGTTTCATTTTTACTCATAGCGATATAAGATTAAATAGATTTGTAAATTCTATTGAGAAGCCCAAATACCTGATTGAGCTACTGTATACCACTGACTAACACCATCCGAAACTAATGTAATATAGTCCCCAAGAACATTAGACGCTGCAGTATTTTTGATACCTGTTCCTCCAGCCGGAGCTACAACAGCACCATCATCATTTGTTGCTTTTGCTTGAATAGTATCTGTTCCATCTGGATCAATTAGTATTTCTCCACTCGCACTTCCACACTTAAACGTGTAGAACAATCCTGAAGTTGAAGCTGCAGGAAGAACAAATGTTTGAGTAGATGATGCTTTTGTAGCAATCATTACTAAACCAGATTCTGCCGCAGTTAAAGTATCTCCACTTCCTGTTAGCTGAATTTCAGCTGTGTGCCTAAGACCAGTAACGGCTCCAGACAAATTCAATGCACCTGATAAGGTAACTGTTTCTGCTGAATTAAGACCGTTATATTTTACAACTGGTACATAATCTTCTATGTAAGTTGATGTACTCATTTTATTTTTTAATTAAACCTTCTCGGATCAAGTCCGGTAAAAGGAATGAATAATCTTTAAGTCAATCCTACCATTTGTCCCTGTAGGCGAGGGTTCTCTGAAATGAAATTTCCAGCATAGACAAGATGACCTATTTCAGCCAACTGATCTACAGGACTCATCATATCTCGGAAGTTAAATCCACGTGTTGATGGGATTCGTCCAGGTACTCCTAGAGGAACACCATCATTACTTTTCTTGAAATTAACTTGCTTTAGACCGGAAATATTAATTCCCTTAAATCCAAAGTAATTTGTGTTAATAAGGAACATCTTTCCTGATGGAATTTGCTCATCTTTAACAACTGGTGTTCCTCGGAAAAACAACACATCAAATCCTGCCTGTCCTGCCATAGCAGCAGTTGTAGGCACCATTCCAAATGCGTTCATCTTTGGATAACCATTTTGTGTATACCCAGCCCTTACAGTTGGTTGCAACAAAGACTCATATGTAGACCACAAAGTCTTTGTAGTAGCAATAATATCAGGACTATCATTACCAATTGAAACTGAGTCATAAGCCGTAGCCATCTTAGCAAGTGTCAAAGCACCAGCAGATGCTAGATAATAGCCTTTTAGGGTTGTGTAAGTTGTTCGTGACAGAGTTCCATATGTACCAAAATTAGTACCATCATCTGCCGCGTTGTAGATTGAATCCCAAGAATTACCTGATCCTGTTCCAGTCCACAAATTAGTAGCCATGACTTGCATCAATGACTGTGCTTGTGAATCAAACTCTGCTTCTAAGAGATCAATTACTTGTTCATCTCCTTGATTTAAAGTTTGTTCAATATTTGCAATAACAACTGGCTTATAAGCCATTTTTGGTCTAAAAGTCATAGTTGTTCTTACATTCTGACGATCTGTATCAAGTTTATCCGCAATTCCGGTGTTTCCACCATTTGTTGAATCTTGATACTTAACAATAACGTCATAGGAAACACCTGACTTCCAAGGTTTTGCATTTTGCAAAAGTTTCATAAGAACAGGTGAACCATTAGAAACTGTATCGTAACATTTAGGTACAATATAGCTTCGAGTAACACTTGTTACTGCTTCACTAAATGTCATATTATTTTAGAGTTATTTTTTACTCTTTAGATGAGAAAGATATTCAGCTGCACCATCAAACCTAGACATTTCCGTTGGGTCATAACCAGAATCATCTGGTAATTCTCCACCAGAGCCAGTTGAAATTGGATCAACTTCACGCGTCTTGAGATTTTTGACTGTTCGTTGTTCTACATCAACTGCAGTTTTTTTCATGTCAGACATATTTGTATATGCCGTTTTCAAGTTATTAAATCCGTATTTATTTGCGTGTTGAAATAATGCGTTTTCGTCTAATTTTGGATCTAATGTTTTTATATTAGCCAATTCTATTTCAACTGCTTTTTGTATACCAGCTACTCTTTCTTGCTCTATTCTCGTAGAGTTCTGTATTTCAGCAAGTGCTTCAGTTTTTGCTAATTCAATTACTTCAGCATAATTCTCTGGGACATAATCGTCCTTTTTCCATTCTGGTTCATCTTCAGAGATGCTTTTAAGTTCCTTTTCACGTTCAATATCAGCTAATGCTTGTGATTTTCGCGTAAATTCTGGAAGGAAATTATCTTTCCATTCCTTTTGAAGTTCGTCTGCTGTTACTTGTCTCCCATCAGGAGTTTCGTAAAGCATAGGTTCTTCTGGAGTAGTTTCAGGTGTAGGATCCGCCTCAACTTTCTCCTCTTTTGGTTCTTCTGGGGTTGGTGTTGTTTCCGAAGTTGTCTCCGGAGTTTCTTCACTCCCTGTAAGTTCCATATTACTTTCTGGTATTTCTGTCATGTTTTTGATTGCCATCATCTTAACTTGCCCTTGCGGGTGAAAAAATGTCGCTTGATCTAAATTATTTTAATAATACACTATTTTCTTCTACGATACATTGATTGTGCAACTGCATAAGCTTGTCCTTTTTTTGGCTTTTTACCTCTAATTCCTTCTTTATGAATTTTCTTGATTTTAGCTCTTATCCATTTTTCTTTTTCTGTTGTCATTCTTCTAATTTTTCTTTTCGTCTTTGACGACTATTTGAAAATTCTCTTTCTTCTTTTTTTTCGTTATTTTTCTGGACTTCCTCTGCTACTAATATTTCTGGATTAAGTTCTATACCAGCTTTTGCTGCTAATTGAACTTTACCATCAGGAGGAAGATCCATATAAGCAAGACTTAATTTAATTGGATCCTCTTCAACTTCTGGAACAATTTGTGCCATTTCTTCCTGTGGAATACCAACTGCATACGGTCTGTTCAAATCAAAGATAACTCTATTTTTCGCTTTTTCAGCGGGTGAATCATATCCAGCAGTTTCAAAGTAATCAACCGGTGAGAGAAGTCCTTTCTCTACATCCCCTTGTGCCTGCTCAAACTTAAATTGTCTATCTTCAGGAAGTGTTTTACCACTAATAACTCTAACTTCTGTTCCGTCTTGAAAGTCATCTTGAATCAAAGTAAGTATTTCAATTGAAGCAGTTTTACCAAGTGATTTTGCGTAGTGATGTTCAGTGTATCTAACTTTTGCTAATTGATAAAACCAATTAAATAATTCATAGTTTACATAATCTATTACTTGCACAAGTTCATTAAGTCGTAAAAATGATTGGTCAATAAGAGCAAGTCGCCCACCTTTTGTTTCTTGTCCTTCCCTAATTCCTTTAAATGCAGATGAAGCTGCCATAATGTCATCAATTTCTCTCCGTGAATCACGCATATTCTCAACAACAAAAGCAGGAAGTGCTGGACCAGTTTCTCTCTGGACTCCTTGAACAGCTCCCTTACCCCAGATTAATCCCTCTGTTTCAAATCGCATACGTTGAGCATCTGCTTTATCCATAACAGTAGAATCAACTTTGATAATTCCATTTACCAATTTTGAGTTTTGTGTAATATCTCTTTTGGTTTCATCAATATTCTCTTGAAGTGGTGCAGATTGAGTAATCATATCTGTCTGTCCAATTGGAGAATTTTCATTATTAAATAATGTAGCGAAAATATATGGCTTTCTTGGTCTATCAAAATGATTAAAATAATAAGCACTTAATTCTATTGGTCCTTCTATATTTTCAAAAGTTAAAATTTCTTTACCTTCATCTTTTGCTTTCTGATAAGCTAATCTTTCAGGTTGTGATCTTCTTGCTCCCTCAAGTAAATTTCTTCGTGCTTTTCCTTCAGCGTCTTTTAATTGTTCTTCTTCCTCTCTTGTTACCATCAAACCATCCCAATCCCAATACGGATTTCGTATTCTTCCAAGAATAAGATTATCCATTTTAAAGATTACATAATCCCAACACCAAGCTTCTAAATATTTTACTTCTTTGTTATCTACCAAAACATCAGCTTCATTTGTGTAACCATACTTTTTTAAAATCTCATTCTTTTTCATCGGAAATCTTTTTATAACCGCAGATAAATTATCTGTAATTTCCTCAATTGCAAATTCTGAATCATCTTCTTTTGTTGCAGTTTTTGAAAATCTAACTTTTCGTGGATCAATTACTTTTGCATCAAAATCATTTATCTTTGTATTCCAAAAAGGTTTGAGGACTATTAATCTTCCAAAATATAAATTACGCAATCCTTTACGGATTATTTCTTTAGTATTTCTTTCAACATATTTAATTTGAAAATATTTTTCTTGTCTTACTGAAAGAGCTTTACTTTCTGGTGTATCACGACCATTTAAAATATTTGGTCTTGGTGGATTCGCAATTAAGGCATTAATAACTGTTTCTTGATTTACAAAAACCCGATTAGCTCGGACTTTACTTTTTTTCCGAGGGATATTGGAAAGATAATCCGGCTCGTTTTTATAAATTTTTAAATTGATATTATATGTTTTCTCAACAATATTCCAAATTGTTTCAGAGGATTTCCATCTGTTATCTACTAAATTACATAATTGATTATTACTAAGTTCAGAGATTTTTTTCATGCGTTTATTTTAACACACAAACTAAACAAAAATACAAGTGGATAAGTAAAATTAAATATCTGGGTGATCCCAATCATTATTTTTTGCTAATATCTCTCCGAGATCCCCCATCACATTATCATTACCAATTAAGATTTTAGAATCTGTGCCACGTAAAGTTTCTGGTATATATTTACCAATACCAAAATTTCCTAATGTAGCAAGATAATAATATAAAGTTGCAAAAACATAATGATCTTCCCCAGTAGTAGAATCCCATTGATAACTCTCAATACCCCTATTATCAACAATCTTAATTCTTCTTAAAGTTTCCCAGTGTTTAAGATAATTCTTTATCTCACTATCAGAAGAAACTCCAAAAAGCAGTTTTGCATTAAGGATTTCGTCAATTAATTGGTCTAATATCCTATTCCTATTGCTATAAATAACCCCATCTTTATTCCCCTCACCCCACCAGACTATAGTTTTAGGGTTATTTTTATTCTCTTGAAAGAAACTCATTAGTGCATTACGGTAGTTTTCCACATAATATTTAGACATTGTATTATCCGGTAATGCGTCAATTACTAACTTAGGTTTATACATTTTCATCATATCATCCAAATCAGCCCATTTTGTAAATCTCCCTATTTTTATTGGTCCTTTCTCACTACCAAGAACATAATGTTTGATATTTCCAACATCTACCCCTAAGAACCACTTACCAGTTTCTAAATTCTTAGGTGTCCAGTTATCCAAAATAGTAGACCTATTTACACGAATATCTCCTGGAGAATATGTTTCTCCTAATACAAAGTTATAAAAATATTCTTGATCCCCCTCACTATCCTTGATTATTTCATCTGCAGTTACCCAAGGTGCTATTAGCAGTGAAATATGATACCCAGATATTTTAGCTTTAGGATTTTGAGCTACCCATCTTCCCATCCTCCTATCAGATTTATATAGTTTCGTTTTGCACTCTTTACACTGAAATTCCCTTTTTTCTATATTAATATTCTCTGGAAATGTCATAATTTGCTCCTGTTTACATTCAGGATTATGACAAGTAATCATCCACTCCTTTTTATCAGATTTATGCCAATTAATATCAATAGCATCTTTTTCAGTTGTAGGATTAGAAAATAGCCAGCGTCCTTTAAACTTACTGGCTTTAGTACGAGACTTCATGGTGTCTATTACAGACTGGTCAGAACGTGATGCTTCATCATGGATAAGTAAATCTGCAGTTGTCATAATAGCTGCAGTCTTTGATACAGTTCCTTTGAAGAACATAAAACGCCCATTAAACTCTTTACGTTCAATATTATCAGTATTTATCCCTTGAAATATCTGTGGATTTTGTGCCAATATCTTGTTTGTTTTAGAAGATACGAACTCGGAAACATCAGAATCAGTTGGAAAGGTATACATTATATTCCATCCAAACTTAATAATGGCAAAAAGTGCCTTTAAATTAAAAGTAACAGAACCTCCTATCTGCGCACATTTTTTAATAACAATCTCTTGAGACCAATCAGTAAGTATATCAATAAGAAAAAGCCGGTCTCCAAAGTCCAGCATATCTCCCTTTTCCGAGACTATATTATTCTTAAAAATCCACGCAAGAATTGATAAATCATCCGGTTTAATTGTTGGTTTCTTTTCCGACATGGTTTTTTAATTTCGCATATTTATCAGGGTATAATACTTTAAATCGCGGATCATCAGGGGTAATAAAAGCATCAATTAAATCATATCGTTGCCGTTGTAAAAATGGCGACATTACATAGTAGGGGTCACTAGATTTATCAGTAATCCTTCTAATCATCTTATGACCATTCGGACAAGTCCCAATATACCAAGCAGTAGGTACCCATTTGCGGATAGTACACACCTGCCTATAACCAGTTCCGGAACAATCCTTTTTACAAACAAGGCAATAAAAATCAGTAAGAGTATGACGTGGTGCAGAAAATATTTCTATTAACCTATCTTTGAAAGGTTGTTCCTTAGCTTCTTTCTTTAATCTTTTAATTCTTGCTTTTTCAAAACGATCTTTTAGTTTTTGTATTATCCCTTTCTTATTCATGCACAGCAATAATTAATTCTTCACTAATTATAAGTAATTTTTCATTATTTAGTGTTACCTCATCAATACCAAATGGTGCAAATACCACCCTATCCTTTACCTTAATCGCTTTTACATCAGGTCCTTTTTTAAGAACCTTACCGGTCATAATACTTGTTGCCGCTTCTAATTCTTTTCCTTTCTTCTTTTCCTCTACTTTAACAAGTAATCTATTAGTTGTTGGTTTCATAAATTAAATATTTTTCTTTTAAACTCTTTCCATCCTCTTTCCTCATTTTCCATATGTTCCTCATATTCCCCATCTGTACCTTCAGAAAGAAAAACCGCCTTACCATCACCTAATGGCTCATTCTTCTGTTGGCTCTTTAAATTCTGTATCTCTAATTCCATCTCCTTCAGAGAGAGATGATTCTCCTCTTTGAATATCCCTTTTATTTTTTCTAGCAACTTCATCATATAAAGATTTTCTTATGCCCTCCTCAAAATTTTTCATTTGATCTCGGACTTCTGGCTTATAAAATAGGTTATACATCACCGTACTTGGTGGTGGTGCATCCTTTTCCTTAAATGATCCGCGCAACCTATACGCTAACTCTAACCCTTTGGTTACAGCTAAAGTATTCGGACCAATATCCTCATAACTTACCTTCCCATCAGCGTCTACCACCTTACGTGTATCGCGTTTGTCTAATATTTCCTTATGCCTAAGTGCTAGATGCTCCTCCGGCATCTTCTCGTCCATCAAAGCTTGCCACGATTTGCTTTTAGTCAAAACATTTACACGACCCGCTAAACTTTCTGAATAAACCCCTGTTTTACGGATAGCTTTACCAAGATTTCTAAAGCCATTATCTTTATAATTCTCAAATATAGCCCTATGAGAAAGTAAAATTTTTGTAGTAATTCTTTTTCGAGGACCTTTAGCTGGAAAATTCTTAGTTTTACTGATTGTTGCAACTGAAACAGGTCCAGAATTTTCTGAAAAATTTTTTTCAGATTTTACCGTAATAATTGGCTTATTTTTTAACTTCTTCTGTTTCTTTTTTTTCGGCATAATTAGTTTGATCAACAACAACTACCTTTGTTTTAATTAAACCATCTATGATTAATGCTTCAGATGCAATTCTAAAGTCGTGTTCATCAAGCAACTTTTGAAGTTCTTTATTAAAGACATCAATCCTCTTTTGTAGTTCTTCCATATAGATATATAAAAATAAAAAAAAATAATAATAAATAATAAGTATGTATGTATCAACCAACATTATCATTATACATTGTTGATAGTATTTGTCTAAAAAAATAAGTGGATAACATTTTTGATGCGCGGTTAGAGGTATGAGGATATATATTTGTATGGAGGTAGGGTGGGTTTATGGCGTACCCCCTCCCAGTTTTTCGGCATTATTAGTTTCCTTTCAATTTAAGAAAATGGCCTGTTGTCTTTTTTATTCCACGCCACACGCTACACGGGCCACGCAACACGGACCACGCCACACGCTACACGCCACACGCCACACGCTACACGCTACACGCCACAAGCTACACGCCACACGCTACACGCTACACGCCACACGCTACACGCTACACGCTATCTCGGGCCACGCCACACGCCCAGAATTGAGCCACACGGCAAAAAAAAGCAAAAGAGGTATAAATGTATGACTTCTTTTTAGAGTAAAGAGAATTCCACGCCACACACCACACAAAGCCACCACAAGCCACACCAAAATTATCCCCCTCATTTTATCACTATCAAAAAAAAGAATTTTTTTCTCTATGGCGTTTCGTATATACCATATATATATATATAAATAAATAAAAAAAAATAAAATAAATGATTTATATATATAAGGGTACTCCCAAACACACACACACAACCAAAATAAGCCATATTTTAAGCTACCCAGATTGACAACACATAGCCTTTTGTGTCATACAAAATTATCCACATTATTATCCTTTACAAGGGCCAGAATATCTGCTATTTTTTTTTATAGCACATAGTAAGAACGCTATCAAGAAAAGTGGATATTGGACTATAAAAAGATTATTTTTCTAAATAATAAAATACCCAATAAAAAAAACCATTATCCACTTTTCTTGATAGTGTTTTTACAAAAAAAATGTGTTATAGTTTAATAACTAATAATTTTAGTATGAAAGATATTAAAGCAACAGCAGGAACTATTAGGGCCGATATCATAGACCACGCAGAAGGCGAAATATCCTATATTAAGGATATAGCAGAACACGGCTGTATTGGCGGAAATTGTAGCGGTTTAGTTTATACCTCCGATTGTGAGGAGTATTACAACAAGCACGCAGACGAAATTGACGAACTATTGGAGGACTTGGCTGAGCAATTTGGCGAGAGCTACGATATAACCGCTAATATGAAACGGCTAGGACAGACTAACTTGCGAAACTTCTTGGCTTGGTTAGCGTATGAGGTCAATGCACAGGAGATAATGAGAGAGCTAGACCCTAATTACTAATATGAAACATATATCAAAATTTTTACACTCCCCCGAATACTACTCAAACAACCCAGAAAGGGATTGTATGAAGTGTGAGCAAACATTTACCACTACAAACCGCGCAAATGATGACTATTGTTTAGATTGTAGGATTGCACAGGACAAGTACCAGCAGATAATTTTTAAGCTAACGCAAACGAAAAATGGCTAACATTATAAAATTTATTTTATTATTTGATTTTGCTGGTTTTGTTTTATGGTCTATCTCTGGACAAGTACCAGCAGATAATTTTTACATTGGAAGTATAACAAACCATATTATTGAAATTATATTTAATTAGTATGAAAAAAACAAAACAAGTAGGTGAAGTGATTTTTGAAATGTTTAAATTCCAATATGAGCCATTAGAAAAACGACTTTTTAAATGGTGCAAGACTTACAAAAGAAATGACATCATCAAAAAGTATAAAAATGCTAACCCAACCACTAAAATAGCTGTGCTAGACAAAATAGCACAAGAAATGAACTTATAATATGAAGCAAACAATAAATTTTAACCAATTCTGTGATAGTTTTTCGGACAGCGGTCAAAAGGATAATTTTACTTATGATGGCAAAAAGGCACTTTTTGAGTACCTAGAAAACAATGAAGAGGAGATTGGCGAGGAAATGGAACTTGACCCAATCGCCTTGTGTTGTGAATACACAGAATATGAAAATATAGACGATTATTTACAAACCTACAACACAAACATAGTAGATAAAAAAGATTACGAAAATGAAGAAGATTACAAAAAAGCCGTAGAGGAGTATATCCAAGAAGAAACGCAGTTTATCCCTATATATGATTATAAAGGTCATTTACTAGAAAATTTTATCATTTTAGATTATTAAATAACTAACAATTCGTCTAATTATATGAAACTACTTATATGTGATGTATGTGCAAGTGAGGGGAAAACAATAGAAGCGACACACAAAACAGGTTATAGAAAAAGTGGAAATTCTGCAAAAATAGACGTTTGTAAAGAACATTTAAGTTATGGAAAGGGCCTGACATTTGAGGAGTTTTTGAAGAAAAGTATGAGTTTATCAGAAATGTATTATAAAGGTAAAACTAAAAAATGATAAAGGTCAGTAATTATTAACAATCTAACATTAAAACAAAATTATGGGAGTATGTATAAACCAAAAACTAGGGCAATATAAAAAAAATGTAAAAGCAACGCTTGACCTCGCACAACGACACGCAGAACAAGTAAAAGAAACCAAAGACATTGACTTGAAAATTGAGGTTAGAAGGCTATCAGATTTTGAACTTCTTATTGACATAAAAGGTTGTGAAACTCTAGCGTTTGTATTTAAGAGCGTTAAAGAGATTGAAGAAAGAGCAAAGAAAGAGGGTTTTTCTTATTCTTATGCTGTGCTTACTAATGACGGAGCTAAAAAGCTAGACGAAGGATATAAAATTTCTGACTTCCCAGACAATGAGAAGTATTATAGTGCAGACTTTACAAAAACGCAGTATGCTGGAAACATTTTAGCTCATAAACTTGTCGCTGACATCATCAAAGTAGTAGCGTTAAGGTGTTTCTATGCAGAAGTATCAGACGAGGGAAATTACTACCACACAGGAGAGCTAGGAGACGCAATCCGTGCAATCCGTGAAAATGGGAAAATGATTGACGCAATCGGTGCAGAGCTATCCGCTAAAGGTTTTGAGAACATTATCAAAGGCGGAGAGACTAAAATAGGAAAATAAAGGTCGGTGATTATTAAAATATATGCTTATGAAATTACAAACATATAAAGATTATACTATTGACTATCGTTTAAAGCAGTTTAGAAGTTGCGAGGGTAGGTGGAATAGTTTTGGTAAAATAGATTTTATTTCCTTTGATAGTGATAAGGGCAAGAAAATACTATGCGATATGATTAGTGATAAATTATTAGTTTATGAAAATATATCAAGATAAAGTATCAGAAAAGCATAACGACAGCTTTTGGTATGACGGACTTATAGCAGAAACGGATAATGCTAAATTATATGCAGTAGGCGATATAAGAATAATAGATAGGAAAACAGATAGCATTTATGACAACAAGCCCAGAGATAGCTTTAGGTATGACCCAGAAAACGACACAGAATTGGCTGAAATGAACGAAGATACAGATATTGTATGGGATATGAATAATTGGTTTGAAATTGTATGGAAAGACGATATGGAAAGTTATGGGGATATTGAGGATACCTATGACGAGGGTATAAAAGCATTACAAGAGGCGATAAACGATAAATAATATGGAAAATGATAAAAATTACTTTATAAATTGTAGCGATAGCAATATAACTTCTTTTGCAAATGCTTTGCTTTATCAAGTAAATGAAAAACAAGAAGCAGACGAAACGGCAAGCGATGTTGTGCAGAGATTAGCTGGCGACACAAGTGTAGAGCAAGTATGGGAGAATAAAAAATGGGTTGCTATGCTATCCACAGATAGTGGAATAGTAGTATTAAATGTTGTTGAAAAAAAAGACGAGAGAACTATGGAAAGTGTAGAGGTAAGTTAATAAAGGTCGATTTATAAGCAATTAACTA